CAACGTCACCAGATAATGCGTTAGCCATTGCCGCATAAGGTGTACCCTCTCCTGTGCGTACATTACCCGCTAGTAAATCAGCGGTCTGGGTTGGGCTAAATCCTGTCTGCCCTGATAACCCTCGAAGCAATGCACCTTCAGCGTAGTTCTGTTGCGCTTGCGCTCTTGGCCCTTGTATATAATCAGAGGCCATATCTTGAGCGCGAGTTTGCAATGGGTCAAACCCTGCGACAGTTTCTCCGGGGTAATATTCTGGGATAGTATTGAATACACTTTCCGCTTTATCAAACCCTTTTAAAAGATATTTTTGTTGTCCCTTCCAAGGAGCCGTACTCGATGTTGAAACTTGTGTTGATCCTTTGGCCATTTTATTTTCCCTCGCCGTCATTTTCGCTTTCAGATTCTTCTTCTTCTTCTTCCTCAAAACCAGATAATAATTCTTCCCACCCTTCTGGAAGTTGCAATGATCCATAGGGATTTGACACCATTCTAGGCAGACCAACACTTAATTCTGGTGGCTGATAACCTATTATTCCATCTGGAACAAATGAGGCAGATTGTACAGTTCCGGGTTGATATAATGCTCCGTCACCAATATAACTTAAAGGATTTCTTGGGTCTAACAAACCTTCTACTGGAATCATGTCAGGTCTTGAGTATTCCTGCACTAATTGAGGATGGTATATGTTGCCTGTTAATTGAGTTCCCCAACCGCTACCACCGTACCCAGATGATGATGATCCACCACCTGATTCTTCTTCTGGCCTTGAAGAACTTACTCCGGGCATTGATCTGCCTTCGGCTCTTCCTGATTTATTCCAGTGCATAGCACCAAACTCTGCTTTTGATACACCTTTATCACGCCAGTTAGCATTATAGTTTGCAATTAAATCGCCATAAGAATCTGTATAAGCGGCATAGTTTGGATTATCTACATTTTGGCTACCATGAGGAGTAGTAAAATTAGTAGGTTTCATTGCATTTGCAGAATCAATTTGACTCCTTTGCTCTGGCGACATTTTTTTATTGCCTAGTATTCCTCCGCTCATTAGTGCATCCTCTCTTTTAAGTCTTTAGTATAGACAATATATGAATCATTCCAATCTGTTAGCATTTTTTTCCATCCTTTTCTACCCCATAACTCAAGAGCGGAACAGTTATTTTCAAGTGCAAATTCTTCTATCATTCCATTAAACCTGCCATGCAGTTCTTTAAATCTTTCTCCAGAAATAGATAAAACTCTTAATATTTTTTTAGTTGGGTAATTAATAAATTGAGTAACCATGCACATTACAATATTATTATCTTCTATTGCTACCCATAATTGCATTTTATCATCCATTAAATAGTCAAGATAATGATTTGTGGTTAATTCACCCTCGCTATGTTTAACAACTTTTTCTAGCATTGGTTCAATACGATTCCACAATTTAGGTATATAATCTATACCAACAACACCTGCTTTCACTTAAATCTCCAGTTACCAAACACCATTACCTTGCCGTCATTACGAACTGTTACACCAGTATCTATGGTTTCTGTAACAGGTCTAACCATCATTAACTCGTAATAGTTTTCTGTAGCGTAGTTAAACGTAGCCATAAATGGTAAGTTAATTAAGTTAGCCGCACTAATAGTAACCAGTGCTAATGCAAATACATATAACTCATCATCGTTTTTCTTTACAAAGTCTTCCCATCTGTCCCATTCGGACTTGGTTGTTTGCCCTTGATCCCACTGCATTGTTTCGCAGGTTGCTGATCCTCTTCCGTTTCCAGTTCCCACAACTCCCTTGTACGAGCAAGCAATGTCTCCATACCTCTTTGCCAGTGCGCTTGTTCCGTTGAGGTGGTACTCAGATACGACAACTGGCTTACCAAGCCTAAGTGCTTCTTCGATACTTTTTCTGAATTGTGATTCACTCAGGTTAAAACCAGTTTGCAAATAGATAACGTCTGCTTGAGCATAGTATTCAGGTTTGACTCCGGGGGTTAGGTGTACACCAATAGGTTTGTTAACGCCTTTGTTTCTAAGGTTTTGTATTAGTACGTTTACTTCTTGTGCTGAGTAATACTCATCGCATTCAAGGCATACAACGTAATGACTGACTAGATCATCTACCGCATCTACTACTTGGTTCTGATAGTCTATCTGATTCTGTAGTCCCTGTTTGTAGGCTTGTGGACTGTCATCAGATATAAGCCACATTACAGGAGCCAGATTTTTATTACGCAACTTATTAAGACGATTACGCCAAGCAACTCTATTAACACTGCTTACCTCTTTAAACGAAGAGTCATAACTTCTAGCCATCACATCAGCGTGTGTATCACCGTTAGCGTTTAACTTCTCTATAACTACGTCACGCCAGTGATTGCTTGTCTCATCTGACAGCCAGTTTAATGTACTGTACTTGTCCCTCTCTATTAAGAATGTAGACTTGTAGTCTGCATACAAATTAGAGTTTAGTCCAACTGCCCCCAATGTAAGCATAAATGCCAATACCGCCACCGGGATTCCAATTCGTACCATCCGCATATCTTATATCACCATCTCTAGGTTTGCCCCTATTGGTTGCTATTGATGTATCTGAGGGGTCTCTGTTAGTTTGCTCTAATCGCATTACATCAAGGTTAAAAATAATATCAGATAATCTGTTTAATTCGTTGAACAAGTAATCAGATAAGTTATCATTGTTTACTGGGGCAGGGTTAGGAGTCCATCTGTTTAATGACTTAATATTTTTAACTGGGGCATTAGCCATAGTCTCTTAATCCTCTCAAACCACGTTGCTGTACCTCAAACGCTACACCATGCAGTTTCCAATCCATGTCCGTAGTAGACTCCACTTTGATTCCAAAGTATTTACCACTTATACGACACGATACTTTAGACTGAGTGGTAGGATCAAATAGTATTGGGCCTTCCCATGTAATACCTTGCTCTGTACTTATTTGTCTACCAACGTACACGTTTACAGATTGGTTGTCACCACTAACTTCAATCTGAGGGTACACAGCAGATACAAACTTAACTGACTGGGGGTCATTTAAGTCAAGACCTGTACGCTCAATAAAAGATGTCATGTTAGTTCCGTCTTTGGTATTACCAAAACTATCACGAAATATTTTAGTGTTAGTTACGTCGCAGAATACTAAGTTATTTTTAACATTATCGTAGTTACGCTCACCCCATGTACCTGTACCAATATCCCAATACTCTGTACTGGCATCCCATGTAGCACCTGCAGTAATATCTATAATACCATTGTTGATAAAAGAAGTATCTGGTAAGTCTCTAAATGAAAATGTATTGTCTTTCCAGTTCCATATAAGAGCCTTATCAACTACATCGTTACCAGAACTAGGAAAGCAAGCAAGCATCTCATTACGAACATAATCTGCGGCAACAAAACATTTTTGGTAGTTATCGCCAGACAAGTCTTCAAACATTGCCCTGCGTACTTTGTTAGGCAATAAAGGCGTTACAGTCTGACCATTACAAATATAGCAATCACTGTTGCCTATAAAAAAATGACCGCCATCAAACTCTTTGATAGCCTCTTTAGATAATGCGCCAACAGTAGGGCTAAGAAGTTTAAATGAAAATATGTAGGGGGTTCCTACATAGTTCATAATGTAAATAGAGTCTTCTTTATAGATTAAGAATGAATCACCTAATGGTAATCCGTCTACAATATCACCGGGCGTATCAGATAGTTCGTACTCACCTGCATCTAGCGTGGCATCAGTCTCATCCCATGTAGAAGGAGCGGCACCAAATGAAGCCTCAGTAGACCACTTAACTAATCGTGGTTCTTGATTAGCCCTGTTCCAATTAAGTCCAACAAGAAATGTCCTAAAAGATCTAATAGATTTGCATGACGCTCCAGTGGGCCAGTTCTGTAGTTCTCTAAATGGAGTAGCAGTACTAGGTATGCCCCCAGACAAAGGCCACATTTGAGGCGCATCAAATCCATTAGTAGCAACCACAAGACCATTAAGATTAGTAGCAGTCCATCTACGGCTAGAAGTGTTTGCGCCGTAATCTTTGTCAACTGTATAAGTGCTTCCAGAAGGATAGACAATAGCATTATCAGGATGATGGTTT